TAAACGGTGGTATCCATAAAGTTTGGACTGTACAGGCTCGTTGGAATCCAGCAGCGACGACTCATGGGCAATTCCAATCTTGATACCCCGCTCCATAGCCTTAGCCAGCAAAAACTCACAGCAAGCCCGGCCAGCTTCGGCAAAATGCACAACTTTCTTATACGAGAAATCAATCCCGTAAAGATGCATTTCCGCTACTTTTGCTGCAATGCCATATCCAATAGCGTAGGCTACGGTGTTGTTGAAGTACCCTGTACCACAGGCGTTCATAACTTCTTCAAGCGGAAACTCAACTAAGCCCGGACAACGGCTATCTAACTCGCAGGTATAAATAGGGCCGGGATGCTTAGCTAGTACAGACCGCATAATCCCCGTCTGGGTGCCAGCGTCTTCGGTATCTAAAAACCGGCTGGCCGGGTCCAGCATAAAAACCCTGTCGTGAAACACCACACCTGCCATAGCGTTGATTGCCCATACTTCATCAATCGGATTGGAGTGGGTTTTAGCAAGCACAAATTGGCCGTGGGATTTACCCATAGCCACAATAGCGACTTTTTTACCGGATAAGTCAGGGATCATTTAACCGGATACCTCACCTGACCAGAACGATAAGCATCTTGACGATCCTTGGCATCCCCAAGCTGTTTGAGCAGGGCTATGGATTCGTTATACCGATCCGTATAGTTTTTAATTACATCCGCATCTGACTTCATGAAAGCTGCTGCTTCAAGCAAACTGCCGTACAAAAGCGCTGTCTCAAAGTTATCCCCAAGCCATGAAGTGCCAGCCGTAACAATCGACTGCGGGTAGTAAAAGTAGTGCAACTCCATCGTGTACACAGCATTGGGCATCGGCCCAAGGATGAAAGAGTTGTAGTCAAAGACTGCGTAATATAAGGGTAAACCCGCATCAGTCTGACTTGGGTACGCTTCACGGATGAAGTTCACATCTTTGTTAAGCAGGTACACATAGTCCCCCGCCACAAAAATACGCCCGTCAGGAAGCGTTGTTGGCCCGTTACAGACTACCGCCAGCGAAAATGTGGACAGCCAGTCGTTCGGAATCTGTAAGTATTTATTGTTGGAAGTTGTCGTTCCAGTTACATTTTTACGGATCGCCGGGATCTGAACAGTGTTGTAAATCCGCTCTTCAGCCTGTTGAATAAACGTATCAATCTGCTCAGTAGACGTAAGACCGCCTGACCCCACGACTTGCGGGAAGTCATTCTCGGCATACGCCTTGATAGTCTGTACGAGCGTTGCGTAGTTCATTAACCCATCTTCCCGCTAATCTTGCGGCCTTTAGTTGCGGCTCCGTAGCCACGCATTTCACCCACGCCGTACGGATTGATCGGCGGATAGTTACCTTTACTGTAACCACCGACAGCCATATTCATTTTGTTGATGGCATCTTTACCGGGTTCAGCTTGGGTATAGGTGTTTACGTTAGTAGGCTGACCAGACATAGTGTGCGGTGCAGCATAAGTTTCTGCCGGACCGATCTCTTTGCCTTTAACTTTCATTGAGAACTTAGCCATTATCGCCCCCGTGAAGAACCACGCTGATTAGCCACACGGGCAAGGTTACGGCCCATGCGTTTCATATCCATGGATGTCGGCCCACCTTTCTTCATGCCGTGCATCTTTTTCTCATGGGTTTTGACCGCCTTCTTGGCGACCTTCTCCATCATGGGCTTGTCTTTCTTAATGTCTTCATGTTTCATTTGCTACTCCTTAAGTAGTTGTTACTGTTACATTCCCAACAGAGCCTTGGGCGACCAAATTATTTGGGGTTAACCCATCATCCTGCGGACCCCCAACCGGATTCCAACCCCACTGAATGATTCGACTACCGCCCTCTGGAAAGCCAAAAGAATCTTCGTTTGTTGGATCAGGCGGGTTAATGATGTCAATCTGCAGTCCGCTGTATCCCGACTGAATGTAGCTGCGGTCTGGGCGTGGATCACGCAATCCTTGAGGGTCGTCCACCGGATACATACCCAACTGCAACTGCGGCTGATCAGGATCCCAGCAAGTCGGGCAGACCAACATATTGATGTTCTTGGTCTTGATAACCAGCTTTTTAAGATCTTTAAGCGGGTAACGAAAGTCACAGCGGTCACACTGTGAAATTGCCCACTTGCCAGATGCGAACCTGTTGCCCATATCACGTTATAAACATCTGACGCGGAACTAACCGGTCAGCAGCCTTTTCTCGGTCTTCACCCGCCGCAAAGGTCCAGTCTTCGTCATACATGGCTTTTAGTGTTGGTAGCCGTGCCTGACCCTCTGGAAGTTTTAACGCGATGTAATAAGCCAGCCCTGAAGTCAGGCATGGCAAAAAGCGAAACGGAATGTCAAACGTATTTACGCCATTACCCGCATCCTGAATCCGACGCATGCGCCAATACACAAACTGATAGTACGGATTGGCTTGCGTGCCTTGGTCGGGCACAGGCCAGACTGTGATCTGTGGGGGTGCCGTAGTGCCGGGAGAATACGGGCTTGTAGCCGGATAAGCAGCACCTGTGTTGCGCTGTACCCAAACCTGAATTGGTCGTGCCTGCTGCAGTTTGTTAGGTAGTGTGGCGTAGGTAGAAACGCTGATACGCGTTATGGTTAGATCCGCCTGCGTGGCGATGTTGCCTGCCTGCGTACGAATCACGTGCTCCAGCAGATCCACCGTATCCACCGGCAGCGCGTATGTTGCTACCCCCTGCTCTAAGTTGATTGACCCCTGTTCGATAGTCCAGAGGTTAATGCCACGGTTGGCCCAATCAGCGAATAAAAGGTTAAGGCTGCGACGAGCTGTGCGTAAGTCATAGCCAGTACGAAGTTCTCCGCCCGCACGTTCAAAGGCTTCCTCCACTATTTCGTTGAGCTGTAAATTAAACGCGGTGGTGCCGGTTGTGGTCATTTTACTTTCCTAAACCTAGCAGCTTTTTTAGCCACGCCAGCAGGCTGGGGGACGAACTGTTTTCCTGCGGCTTTGCCAGCTCGTTTGGCGCGGGTTGTAGCTGCGTACTCTTGGGGGCTGAGCGCTTTGATTGCTTTTTCAGGTAAATACCTTTCGCCCGTATCTGAGGACTTTTTTCCGCTTTTGGTTCGCCACTTTTGGGCTGTCCACGCTTTGAGGCTGCGCTGGCTTTTGGAGAGGCCACTCACTTATACCCCCCGCCTGCTGCTTTGTACTTCTTAGCAAGCAGTTGTGCTTTGCGCGCCGACCACTGCCCCGGCGCAGTTCCCTGCGTACCCGAGGCTTTGATCTGGTCAAAGAGCTTTTTACGCATGCCCGGCTTGGTATAGTTCCCGGCCTGATTGACCTTGGAAACTTTACCTCCAGCGCCATACATCGTCACATCATTCGGATCATCTTTCCGTTTGATAGTCTTGGCTTTGGGCATTTTGGATGGGTTAATCGCCCCCATCCCGCGTGAGGCCATCATTTAGCAGGCCTTTCCGCCGTTGCGCATTTTCTTGGTCATACCGCCAGCTTTCATGCCTTTGCCGCCAGCCATAACAACCTGTTTGCCCTTGGTTTTGCCTTTCATGGCAACACCATCGCGGCTCGGAGCAGCCGTTTTAACAGCGCCCATCTTAGAAGCAGTCATACCACCTTTTGCGTATTTCATGGTCTTTCCTTTCGTAAATTCACGACCTACAGACTGGGGAACCCCCACCTTTTTAGCAAACGACGGGTTGTGGGCCACCGCCTGCATAAATTTTTCCTGCTTTGCCGATACGGCTGGCATCAGATCATCTTCCCACGGGTCTTACCCCGCTGAGCACAACCATCCGCACGGGCGGAGGCAGACTTCACTTTGCCGCCAGTTTTAAAGTTTTTTGGACCGCTTTTAAGCCGTTTAGGTAGCCCTTCAATATCTACATCAGCGCCAGAGCCGCCACCAAAACCACGCGACCCCCCTTTAGAAGATTTTTCTACTTTACGTTCAAATTCTTCAGCTTTTCTTTCGTACGGTGCTAAAGAACGCTCCTCAACTCTTTTTCGTCGAGCTTCTTTTTCTGTGGGAGTGCCCTCATAAAGTGATTCTAAATAGTAGTTAAAAGCCATCACTTACCTCGCTTGAAGAAGCCGATCAATTTTTGCTTCAAACTTGTTAAAGCGCTCATCAATGTGCGCCATAAGCTTGTCAATTTCTGCTTGAGTGACGTTATCACGGGCCACCTCCTCGCGTGTTTTATTTAAAAGGATACTGAGGCGCTGGATCTCTGAGGCTTTCTCGTGACCGATGTAGGCCAACACACCCAGCAGCGCCGTCAATACCATGTTCCAAAGCATCATTTCCATATCAGCACTTCCACGCTCTTAAACTTTTATTGATCCGACTGTTCGGATCGTTAGCCGTTTTGGCTGATGTAAGCTTTTTCTTCATGCCAGTCATCCGGGCACAAAAAGACTTCTTGCGTGCACCGCCTTCGGGTTGGGGAGCCTTTAAGCCGGGCTTTCCGGGGTTGGCCGCGTTATACGATGCCCGCCCCTTTGCATTTAGCCCGCCTTTTGGGTTCTTACCTTCTTTGCGTTGCCACGCAGGAGTCTTAGCCATAGAACACCGTGATGGAAGTCAAGGTTGTTACGTCAGCGTAAATGTCAGTCTCACACCGAATGCCCTCAGC